TCAAGTCTGCGCAGCCGGTTGCTGGTTGCCCGCACGTCGGGGTTTGGTGGCGGCCTGCTCGACGCGTCGCCGCTGCTCCTCCCACGACAATGGAGTGTCGACCGCGAGGTCGAACAGCGATACGTTCTCCGGCAACGTCTCGTCAAGGATCGCCGTGACGATATCGGGGGCCAGCGTGGTCAGGTTGACCATTCGGCTGACGTAGCTGCGGTCAAGATTTTCCTGCTTGGCGATCTCAGTAAGATTGGCCGCCTTGCCGCTCTCAACTTGGCGCATCCACCGGTGACCGCGTGCCAAGGCGATCTGGATGGCGGTCGGCGCACGTTCTCCGGTCAGGGTAGCTGAAATGCCCTGGGGCACGACTACCTGCCGCCGCCCGCCATACCGTTTGATCCGGATCGGAATCGACACCGTCACCGTGCCGTCGGCAGCCCGGAACACCATCGGCTCACCCGGAAATTCCAGTATCGTATGCCTCATGCTGTCGCTTCCTCTGCCTTGATCTGATTGCCGGCGCGCGGCCGATTTGGGTCTCGGATTACATCGAGTGCGAGGTTCCCGACGCCGTTGGGGTGCAACTTCACCTGGAGTTCGTTGGGCGAAACGACGATGCGGTCGACCAGCAATTGGACGATCCGGTACTGCTCCAAGGGAAATAGCTGATCCCACACCAGATCGATGCGGCTCAGGGCCACGGCCACCTGCATCTCGCTCATGCCGGCGGTCGCCTTGTCCTTGAGCCGGCTGATCTCGCGCCAGACCTGGGCAACCACCTCCGGCGAACGCATGATTCCCCGCAGCTGCGCCATGACTGCTTCTTCGATTTCTCCGGCGGGAAGCATTTTCATGCCCGACGCCCCGTATCCTTCCTTGGCATCGCGCGTGGGAAGGTAATAGCGGTACAGCCTGCCTCCCCGGCCCTTGGTCGCATGGGGCGTCATGGCACGTCCGTCGGTAGTGAAAAGCAGTCCCTTGAGCAGTGCCGGGCGTTCGGTTCTCGGTTGTTGTTTCCTGGCACCGTTTGGCTTCGATGCCAGCGCAGACTGTGCCGCTTCCCATTCGCTCCGGGTGACGATGGCCTGATGTTCGCCGGGGTAGCAGATTCCCTTGAAGCGGATGTCGCCGACGTAGATCGGGTTGTTGAGAATCTTGTAGAGCGCGCCCTTGTCGATCAGTTTCCCCACCCGGTCGTTGCCTGACTGGGCAATCCATGACTTTGTGGTCACGCCCTCGTACCGCAGTTGCTGCACCAGCATCGTCGTCGAGCCGAGGCGTGGGTAGTCGGTGAATATGCGCCGCACCACTGCCGCTTCGCCTTCGTTGATCACCAGTTTGCGGTTGACCACGTCGTAACCCAGGGGCGGCACGCCGCCGACCCATTTCCCCTTGCGCTTGCTGGCCGCGATCTTGTCGCGGATGCGCTCGCCGGTCACTTCTCGCTCGAACTGGGCGAACGACAGCAAGACGTTCAACATCAGCCGTCCCATCGATGTGGTGGTGTTGAACTGCTGGGTGACCGACACAAAGGACACCCCTTGGCGCTCAAACACCTCGACCATCTTGGAGAAGTCGGCAAGGCTTCGCGTCAGCCGGTCGATCTTGTAAACCACCACGATGTCGATCTTGCCGGCCTCGATATCGGCCATCAGGCGTTTGAGCGCCGGGCGCTCCATATTGCCGCCCGAGAATGCCGGGTCGTCGTAGTCGTCGGCGACCGGAATCCACCCCTCGGCGCGCTGGCTGGCGACGTAAGCGTGGCCGGCATCCCGCTGGGCATCGATGGAGTTGTATTCCTGGTCGAGCCCCTCGTCGGTAGACTTGCGCGTGTAGACCGCACAACGCATGCGTTTCTTGATGCCGCTGTCCGGTGCATTCACTTGGCACCTCCGGTGACTGATTTTGCGCGCAGGCCAAAGAACGCCGGGCCAGACCATCGCGTCCCGGTGATCTCGTTCGAGATGGCGGTGAGGCTTCGGTACGATCTTCCTTGGTATTCGAAATGGCCATCCGGCATGGCGACCACGCGATGTACCGCGTCACCGAATTCGCGGGTCAGCACCGTGCCCGGGGCCAGTTTGACCAGTTCGCCTCGACCGGCCTTTGCCTTCGGTTTCGTGCGTTCCAGCAGTACGTCGATACGCGCCTTGTTCCGTTCCAGAACCGCCGGCTGTTGCTGGGCGAACTCCAGTTCCTGCAGTCGGTAGGCAATGCGCCGTTCCAGGTACTGGCGGTTGTGCGTCGGCATCGGGGTTGCGAAAAGCTGCTGCCACAGCGATTTGATCTCTTCGAATGGGGTGTCGGGCAAGCGCGCGATGCGGCCGATCACCCCGGACGTTGCGGTTGATGTGCTCATTCAAGCTCCTTTCTGTTTGGCCAGCAGCACCTCGCGGACGGCGCTGCGAACTCGTGATGAGGGGTTTGTATGAACGCGCTGTGGTAGGGAAAAGCCAAGGTCAGGCCGTTCTCTTTCCTCGGCTGACGGCCCCGGCTTCGTTCGCACGCGGATCACGCCGAGCGCCAGTATTGACGCGACTTCCGCACGCCGCTCCTCGACGGTCATTCGGGCCGGATCAATCGCGTTTAACGTCTTCATGGTGAGCGCTCCATCAATGAAAAAGCTTGATGAGCATTCTGGTTTGGGGGCGGCGCTTTCCTCCATCGCAGAATTGACAAGCGTTGGGAACGCCTGCGGGCGATTGCGGACGATGAAGGCGACTGGGCAGCACCGATGCAGTTTCGCCGGCATCTGGCACACGGCATTGCACATTAAACTATGCAAATAATTCTTGCGTTTAGTTATTCGCAAGACTAGAATGCTGGTTTAGGAGGTGACCATGCTCGAAAAGATTTCGCAAAAGTTGATCGGCCACCGCGTCAAGGCTGCGCGCGTTGCTGCGGGCTGGACGCAGGATCAACTCACCCAGAAATTGGGCTTGAACGACCGCCAATCGATTTCCGACATCGAGAACGGCAAGCGTGGGCTGAAGCCGGAGGAATTGCTGGCGCTGTCCGACATGCTGGATCGCGACATCGAATTTTTCGTCGACCCGTTCGCTGTGGCCGGCGAGGCGCAGTTTTCGTGGCGGACAGCCCCCGAAGTTCCCGAGGACAGCCTGGATGGGTTTGAATTGAAGGCTGGCCAGTGGATCGGTCTGCTCCGCTGGCTGCGTGAACAGCAAGGCGGTCGGGCAAGTGTGCTCAAGCGGGCGTTGCGCCTGTCCCCCCAGTCGTCGTTCGAGGATGCCCAGGATCGCGCCGAGAGTCTCGTTGCCGAACTGGATCTGGGCATCATTCCGGCTGAAACGCTGATCGACAAGATCGAGCGCGAACTCGACATCCCGGTGCTGTTCGTCGATACGGTGGACGCCGGTGACGGTCAGTCCATCTCCGGTGCGACGTGCCACCTCGAGGAGATGGGTGTAATCCTCATCAATCGCAACGAGAGCGAGGCGCGTCGCTACTACGATCTGGCGCACGAACTCTTTCATGCACTCACCTGGGATGCGATGCAGCCCGAGCACCGGGAGTCGAATTCCAGCGAGGAGCGCAACAAGGGGAAGCGCATTGAGCAACTGGCGAACAACTTCGCCGCCGCGCTGCTGATGCCGCGCGCTTCCCTGGACAAACTGATCGACGGTCATCGCCAGGACGATATCGCCCATCTGTGCGAAGTCGCAGCGCTGCTGCGCGTTGCGCCGGTGGCATTGGCGTGGCGTCTGTTCAACCTCAAGCTCATTAGTGACGACACTCGTCGCAATCTCTGCCAGGAGAAGCAGCGACCATCGGTGTCAGGCCCACCCAAACGGTTCTCCGTCGCCTTCGTGCGCATGCTGCACGAGTCGTTGGAAAACGGACGTTTGTCGGCCCGCAAGGCCGCCAAGACCATGGGACTGGGACTGGGTGGTCTGGCAGAGCTTTTCGCTCAGTACGATCTCCCCGCACCGTTCGAGCTATGAGGTGCGGACCGTATGCCGAAAACCCGAGTCTTTGCCGACACCAATGTCATCCTCGAAGCATTCCGAACCGGCTGCTGGACAGCAATCAGCAGCCATTTCGCTGTCGAGACCGTCGAAAAATGTGTCGAGGAGACGCTCACCGGCAATCCCGGCGATCCTCGCCACATCAAGGTTGATCCAGCCGGCCTGAACGCGGGCCTCGCCGGTCAGCATCCTGTGACGCGCAAGGAGCTCGCATCCGTGGTGCTCGCACATCCTTCCTGCGGCACGCTCGACGATGGTGAAAAACATCTGCTGGCGTGGCTGCTCGCCAACAAGCTCCTGCCCTCTGCCATCGTTGTCGTGACCACCGCCGACAAGGCGGCATTGATTGCGACGCACGCGCTCGGCTGGCTCGACTGCGCAGTCTCTCTGGAAGATCTGGCACGCCAGGCGGGAGTCGGCCGCGCCAACCTCGATGCACTTGCCCTGCAATACCGAGAAGACTGGCTTTCGAGCATCAAGACCAAGATTCGGATGGGCATCATTCCGTAGCGCCTGAGGATGACGGCGTTGCGGCCTTTTCTCGTTGACATGGAAACTCGGGCCAACGCCGAAACAACTCGGGGGATTTGCTTTATGGCTTCTTGAAGGGCATGGTGAAGGGAGAATAAGAATGAAGGTTTTCAACGCTCGGCATTTTCTGCGGCATGTCTCGATGCCGACGCTTCGGGAATTCACCGACGGGCATATCCTCGGCGCGAGACTGCTTGTCGACTGGACGCAGCCTGCCGAGACGCTACCTCCCGCCGTGGCTGATGCGGTCGAAGCCCTCGACGCTTCCTTGCACGATCCCGCCATTAACCCGGCAGACCGGAAGGCCATTGAGCAGGACTTATGGCTCTGGCACGATGACCTGCGCCGAGCCCACATGATGTCGAACGGGCTGGCTATCCAGGAATTCCGTAGCGCCTGCGCCGATGATCAGGCCGTCCTGGATGCCTTCGCCGCGCGTGACGAGCGTGAAATCGCGCTCTGGATGATGGCAAACCGTGACAAGACGTTCCGCGATGCCGAACTGCACATCGCCTTCCAGGCCAAGACCAACGGCAAGTACTGGAAGAAGCATCGCATCCAGCCAGGACTCGATCCCACGCGCGACCGCGCCCAACTCGAAGCCTTCTGCCACGATGTCGCCAAGCTCTACAAAAAGGATGGCGCTGGTGACGGCATCCATATCGAGGTCAGCGAGCGCCCCGTCGATGAGAGCATTCAACTCACGATCTACGTCGAAGGGCCGGTGACCGCCCTTGCGCACTTCGCCCAGAACCACTTCACGCGACTCACGACCCGCATTGCGCTGGAAACGGCCATCGTATACCACCCTGGATCCGGCATCGTGGAGACTATCGTCAAGGGCGGCGCGAAAAATCACACCGCCGTGCTGCAACTGTTCGGCAAGCATGTCGTTGCCCAGGAGCTCACCCCCGAGGTGATCGAAAAGAAGCGCTACAGGCTCAATGCCCTGCGTGACGGACTGATGGAGCCATTCGAGGATTGGTCGACCCACGGTGTCGACAAGGTGCGATTGTGTCGTGCTCGTTTCTGCCCGTCAGGAAATACTGGGATCACCTTTCAGGTGGAGGCATCCCCCGACAAGGATCACGACGACGCGATCCAGATTGCCCTCCATGCGCTCAAGGTAGAGCATTCCTTCGAGGCGGAATACAACATGGAGGGGGCCAGCGTTATCGTCTATACGGGCACGAGCGACAAGGGGAAGACCCAGCATTTCAGCTTTGATCTGTATTCGTCCGGTTCCTCAACGATCAAGAACCTGTCGGCGCAGAATCAGACCATCGCCAATGCCGTGCTGCTTGCCTTGAATGTCATCGAGCCAGACGAGCCGGCTGAGGATGCCCCCGATGGAGACGAGGACGCCGAATGAGTCAGGCACAGGTCGACGCCACGTCCCTGTTTTGCCGGCTCATGGATCAAGCCAAACCGGAGATCAACGGCCAATCCCTTCGAGAAGGCCGCGACAAGGTCGCGGTAACGCACCTGCTCCGTGAGCGCGTGCTCGTGCTCGGCAAGCCGCTCGACTGGGTCACCTGCCCGGAATGCGGTATTGAGACCGCGCGTGTGGTGCGGGAAAAATCGCCAGACGAGATCATTCTGCACTGCCCGGAATGCATCGAAGTGGTGGCGTCCCGGCATTTGCGCGAAACCTACAAGGTGGCATTGCAGAAATTCATTCCAAGCCTGCTGAACGGGCTCGCACTCTCGGCCAACGGCATGAAGCAGATCGAGCCCGATCTGGTCTGGCGGCTCGGCACTACCGAGAAGCAGCGCGGCAAGCTCGTGACATGGTACTTCGCTCGCTGCCTCCATCGACCAGAAGTTGCCAGTCGCCTGCGCGATCAGATCGCAGCCGAAAAAACTGTACAGTCCTGCGTCATTCTGACCAGCAGTGAGGTGCCTCTTCCGGCGGGCTCGGCACTGACCGAGTTTGACGTGCACCCCCTGTTCACTGTCGGTCGTGTCGGGCAGAGCAAATTCGAGTTTTTCCCGGATCGCCAACCGGCTCATGGCCCCCAAACCCTGAGCGAGGCGGCTCCGGGCACCACTCTCCGCTATGTCAGAGGCAAGGCCGCTGCGTACATCGATGAAACCGAGTATCCGCTGGAGCCGCGCCAACAAAAGATTCTGATCGCCTTGATCGACGACCTCGATCATGAGTTGGACAAGGAGGCGCTCAAGACGGCTTGCGGATCGCAATCCCAGCGGTTCTCACCCAGCAAAGAATTTGGCCGCATTCCAGTGGTCTACAAGACATTCATCCGCTACCTGCGTGACGATGAACGCTACGCATTGATCATTCCAGACGACGACCGCGACTGGCTGCACTGACCTGTCTGTCGCACTGCGAATCCCCGCAATAACCCGGCTCCGGTCTTCGACCAAGCCGGGTTTCTTGCTTTCTGGGCGCGCCGATTCAGTTTGAGGAACGATCCCGAGGAATCTGAGGAACGGTCGGAGGCATCTCGCTCGATGAAATGCACGCACCGGTTGGCAGTGCTGATCCAAGCACCGGCAGCCGGTGACAACCCATCATCGAAGGAGATGCAAATGCACGGCGAACAGCTGAAAACGCGGCATCTGACCCAACGGGAACTCGCAGACCGCTGGAACAAGTCGGAAGCCACCATCGAAAGATACCGGTCTGACGGCGTCGGACCCAAATACCTAAAGATCGGCGGCAAGGTGATGTATCGCCTTGAGGACATCGAGCAGTTCGAGCTCGACTGCCTGTACGAGAGCCCGAACAGTCGGATTGCTCCGGCCGCCGCCAACCACATGCGCGGGGTGACGGCATGAACATCGTCGCCCTCCGTCATGCAATCAGTCAATCCCCGGCCGACTACGCCGTCGCGCCGCTGGAAGCCTACAGGGAACTCGTCGCGCAGGCCGATCAGCTGCAGGCGTTTGCCAAGTCCGTCCGCGAGTTTATCGAGCACGTCGGCGAACTGCGCTACGGCGAGGCGGCACGCAAGGCACGCTTGGCCGATGGCCGCGACTTCGGCGTCATCCGCATCAGCGACCAGGACGAGACCGTCATCTGCGATCAGAAACGGATCGTCGATTGGGATCAGTCCCAACTAGCCGCGATTTTCAACCGGATGAACGCAGTTGGCGACGACCCTGCGCAGTACATGGATGTGGCCTTCAAGGTGCCCGAGTCCAAATACAACGCTTGGCACACCGCACTCCGAGATCAATTCGCGCCCGCACGCACCGTGCGTCCCGGCAAGGCCAGCTACCGGCTTGCCTCCCTCGATAGCAAGGAATGAGGAGCCAATGATGATCCCAACCCTCTATGAGTTTGAGTCGCAGTCGGTCCGCGTGGTGGCCGATGACACCGGCGCACCTTGGTTCAACGCCAAGGACGTGTGCAACGTGCTGGGCTTCGGCAATGCGCGGCAGGCATTGGATACCCATGTCGATGCCGAGGATGTCCAGAAGCTGGACACCCTTACTCCCGGCGGCCGCCAGCGTCAAAACCACATCAACGAATCCGGCCTGTATGCCTTGATTCTCGGATCCACCAAGCCGGAGGCGAAACGCTTCAAGCGCTGGGTCACCACCGAGGTGCTGCCATCGATCCGCAAGACGGGGAGCTACATGACGCCGGCTGCCTCCACGGCACTGCCGAGCCCGATACAGGAACGGGTTGCGAGCATCCTGGCCATCGGCGAGACCATTACCAGGGTGGCCGGCGTCAAGCCCGGCATCGCGATGGCGGCCACGCTCGCCTGCATTCACGAGAACACCGGTCTCACCATCGAGCCGCTGCGCCGCGCCCTGCCGCCCGCCAATGAGCCCATCGGCAGCCTCAATCCGACCCAGATCGGCGAGCAAGTCTGTCTGTCAGCGAAGGCCGTCAATGTTCGCCTGCGCGATCTGGGCCTGCAGTTCCGTAACGAGCGCGGCGACTGGGAACTGACCGAGCCAGGTCAGCGTTTCGGCGAAGCCATTCCGTTCATGCGCAACGGTCACTCCGGCTACCAGATCCTGTGGAAGCCCGAGGTGTTGGATCAGCTGCGGGAGGTCGCGTAATGGCATTCCCATTCATTCGCGCCGAGGAACGGCTGAAACGTAGACGCACGCTCAAAATCGGGGTCGTAGGCGTGCCGGGTATCGGCAAAACTTCCCTGATCCGGACGTTGCCAGCGGATCGCACACTGCATATCGAAATCGAGGATGGCGACCTCGCCGTAATCAACGATGGCGGCGACGCGTTCCATCCCGCGACATGGCCAGAGTTCCGCAACCTTGTGACGCTGTTGGCCGGGCCTTCCGCCACGGCTGCGGCCGGCGAGGCGTACTCGGAGGAGAAGTACCGGATTCTCTGCGACGACCAGGGCGACATGACCCTGATCGACCGCTACGAGTACGTCTTCATCGACAGTCTGTCGGCGCTCTCGCGGCTGTGCTTCGCCTGGTGCAAGACGCAGCCACAGGCCTTCTCTGAAAAGACCGGCAAGCCCGACACACGCGGGGCCTACGGCCTGCTCGCCAACGAGATGATCAACGCCATCACGATCCTGCAGCACATGCAGAACCGGCATGTCATCTACACCGTGATCCTCAACGAGAAGGTCGGCGAGAAAAACGAGAAGAGCTTTGAACTGCAGATGGAAGGAAGCAAGACCACCGCCGAGTTTCTCGGGGTGGTGGATGTCATCGCCACGATGACCCTGCAGCCCAGCCCGTCGGGCCCCAAACGCGTGCTGATCACCCGGCAGGACAACCTGCTGGGGCTTCCCGCCAAGGATCGCTCCGGTCGCCTCGACTCCACCGAAGAACCCCATCTCGACCGCCTGATCGCCAAGTGCATCGGGCAAGCCTCGAACTGAATACAGGAGATTTCACCATGTCAATGGATTACAACAGCGCCCCCCGCCAAAACGACGGTTTCAGCCCAATTCCACACGGCACCTTCCTCAAGGTGCGCCAGACCATCCGCCCCGGCGCCTACACCGATCCAGCCCAAGGCTGGCAGGACGGCACGCCCACCCAGTCCGAACGCACCGGGGCGATCTACATCAACTGCGAGTACACCGTGGTGTGCGGCGAGTTCCACAAGCGCAAGTTCTTCGGACTGATCGGCCTGTGGAGCGCCAAGGGCAAGACATGGGGCGACATGGGCCGGGCGACGATCCGGGCCATGCTGGACAGCGCACGCGGCGTGCACCCGGACGACAACACACCGCAGGCCGTGGCGGCCCGATGCATCAACGATTTCGGTGACCTGGACGGACTGGAGTTTGCCGTGCAGATCGCCGTCGAAAAGGATGACCGGGGCGATCAGCGCAACGTCATCAAGCAGATCATCGAGCCCGGCCATCCCCAGTACCAGGCGGTCATGGCCTGCGCCAGCCAGGCTGCGGCGACAACGTCGGCAGCCCCTGCGCCGAGCATGGCTACGCCGCGTACCCAGCAGGCATCCAAGCCGGTCTGGGCGCAATGATGGGGAGGGCGAATGAAATGCTGGGTTTGCAAACGTCAGGCCCGGGGGTTCGGACACTTGGATGGTCGATTCAAGATCGCCGACCCCCGGCGTTATCCCCTCGACTGGGTGTTCTGCTCGCGCCGGTGCCAGGACGCGTTCCACAAGCTCTACGGCAACTGGACCGACGCCAAACGATTCGACAGGGAGGTCGCCATGACCGACCCGTCTGAACTGGAGATCGCCGCCATGAGGAAATGCCTCAAGGCCTTTGGCGAAGCGGCCGGGGAGATCGGCTTCGACAAGCCCCTCGGCGCGTACTCTGAGGCCGAGGCCCTGCGCGTGATCGACGCTATCGTCACCTGCTACACGGATGCGATGGTGGTCGCACACGAAGCCAGCAAGTACCCGCCGATGCGGGGCATAAATGCGCCCGTCAGCGATCCGTTTGCGGATCTCGCAGATGACCTGCCGTGGGAGGGAAGCTGATGCTGAACTTCAACTCTTCCTCCTCTCTCCCCGGGCGTCTGACGGCGCTGATCGATGCCGGCATGCAGGCTGTCCGGGCGAAACAGGCGGGACGCGCCTATCTGGGCGCCTCCCGGCTCGGGGTGGCCTGCGAGCGCGCCCTGCAGTACGAGTACGCCCAGGCGTCGGTCGACCCGGGCCGTGAAACCGAAGGGCGCATGCTGCGCATCTTCGAGCGCGGCCATGTGGTTGAGGACTGCATGGCCACTTGGATGCGCGGCGCGGGCTTTGATCTGCGCACGCACAATGCCGACGGCGAGCAGTTCGGCTTTTCGGCGGCGGATGGGCGACTCCAGGGCCACATCGACGGGGTCATCACCGGCGGCCCCGATGGTTTTGGTTATCCCTGCCTGTGGGAGAACAAGTGCCTGGGTGCCAAGTCCTGGCGCGACCTCGAGAAGAATCGTCTGGCTATCTCGAAACCGGTCTATGCGGCGCAGGTGGTGATCTACCAAGCCTATCTCGAACTCACAGAGCACCCGGCGCTGTTCACGGCGGTGAATGCCGACACGATGGAGATATACATCGAGCTCGTGCCGTTTGACACCGCATTGGCTCAGCGCATGTCGGATCGGGCGGTGAAGATCATCACGGCGACCGAAGCCGGCGAACTCCTGCCGCGCTCGTTCGCAGATCAGACCCATTTCGAGTGCCGGATGTGCGCCTGGCAAGACCGCTGCTGGAGGGCGCAATGATGACAGCCATCCAGGTACGCAAACACGCCAAGACCAAGCTGCCACCGCCACTGGTCAAGATCCGCACCATCGAGCGAATGCTGTTGCGCCATGCCACTGGGCCGATTCCTGAGGCGCGTCTGATCGTGGCGGTGATCTGTCAGGCAATGGCCGACTGCCGCAGTGGTTCCAAGGATAACCGTCGAACCGCCCGCGTCTTCCTGTACGGAGGAAATCTCGACGCATGGGCAGCGCTGGTCGACCTCGATCCGACGTTCGTTCGCGAGGTAGCCACCAAAACCCACTACCTGCAGGAAGCGCCCATCACGACAAGTGGCGCAGCACCGGCAACCATTGCACCAGGGAGGACGCATGCTGGATTTCAATCCTGTGCCGCCCACGTGTGATGTTGCGGCGGGCAACGAGCGCGACGAGGTACGCGCAGACCTGATCGCGCGAATCGAGTCGGTGCTGGTCACGCTGTTCCCGGCCGGCAAGAAGCGCAAGGGCAAGTTTCTGATCGGCGACGTGCTGGGCAGCCCCGGCGACAGCCTCGAGGTGGTGCTCGAAGGCGAGAAGGCTGGGCTGTGGACGGATCGAGCCACTGGCGACGGCGGCGACATCTTCGCACTGATCGCTGCCTACCTCGGGGCCAACGTCCATACTGACTTCCCCCGGGTGCTCGACGAGGCAGCTGATCTGCTCGGTCGCTCGCAGTCAGCGCCGGTACGCAAGGCCAAGAAGGAGCCCCCGGTCGATGATCTGGGCCCGGCCACCGCGAAGTGGGATTACCACGACGCAGCCGGCAAGCTGATCGCGGTGGTCTACCGCTACGATCCGCCAGGGCGGAAGAAGGAGTTTCGCCCATGGGATGCGAAGCGGCGCAAGATGGCACCACCCGAGCCACGCCCCCTCTATAACCAGCCGGGCCTTGCCGCCGTCGATCACGTTGTCCTGGTCGAAGGCGAGAAATGCGCGCAGGCGCTGATCGAGATCGGCATCGCAGCCACGACGGCGATGCACGGTGCGAATGCCCCGGTCGAGAAAACCGACTGGTCGCCGCTGGCGGGCAAGGCCGTGCTGATCTGGCCCGACCGCGACAAATCGGGCTGGGAATACGCGATGGCGGCCGCGCAGGCGGCGCTCGCGGTTGGTGCGGCATCCTGTGACGTGCTCCTGCCCCCGGACGACAAGCCGGAAGGGTGGGATGCGGCCGATGGTGTGGCCGAGGACTTCGATGTCGCGGCATTCGTGGTTTCCGGGCCAAGGATGTGCATCAAGCCATCCAAGGGGCTTCCAGCGCAGGAGGCCACGGTCTGGGCAACGGACGATGCGCTGGCGCTGGCCTTCACGTCCCGGTACGCCGACGACTGGCGGTACTGCGCGGCCTGGGGGAAATGGCTGGTCTGGACCGGGACGCGCTGGCAGGCCGACGAAACCTTGCTGGTGCATCACCTGATCCGCTCGATCTGCCGCGAGGCGGCGGTCAAGGTCGATTCCCACCGCTTGGCGGCGAAACTGCTCGCCAGCAGCACCGTCGGCGGTGTGGAGCGGCTGGCCCGCACCGACCGGCGTCATGCGTCGACTTCCGACGAGTGGGACGCTGACCTCTTCGCGCTTAACACGCCGGGCGGCGTCGTGGCGCTGGCCAGCGGCAACCTGCGTCCACACGACCGGGCCGACCGTATGACCAAGATCGCCACGGCAACGCCACGGGGCGAGTGTCCGCGATGGCGGGCCTTCCTGTCGGATGTCACCGGCGGCGATGCCGAGTTGCAGGGCTACCTGCAGCGGACGGTCGGATACTGCCTGACCGGGGCGACCAGCGCGCACGCGCTGTTTTTCCTCTACGGCACTGGGGCCAACGGCAAGAGCGTCTTCGCCAACGTGATCAGCACCATTCTCGGCGACTACGCCTCGACCGCGCCGATGGATACCTTCGTGGAGACGCGCGGCGACCGGCATCCGACCGATCTGGCGGGCCTGCGCGGGGCGCGCTTCGTCACGGCCATCGAAACCGAACAGGGACGGCGCTGGAACGAGTCGAAGGTGAAGGCCATCACCGGCGGTGACAAGGTGTCGGCGCGTTTCATGCGGCAGGACTTCTTCGAGTACACGCCGCAGTTCAAGCCGGTCATCGTCGGCAACCACAAGCCGGCCATCCGCAACATCGACGAGGCGATGAAGCGGCGGCTTCACCTGATCCCCTTCACGGTGACTATTCCGCCCGATAAGCGCGACGGCAAGCTGACCGAGAAGTTGCTCGCCGAGCGCGACGGGATCATGGCCTGGGCGGTTGCGGGTTGCCTCGCCTGGCAGCGCGAAGGCTTGAAGCCGCCTGCTTGCGTGGTATCGGCCACCGAGGAGTACTTCGAAGCGGAGGACGCGCTGGGTCAGTGGATCGAAGAGCGTTGCCTTCTGGCCAATACGCACCGCGAAGGCGTCTCCGAACTGTTCGCCGACTGGCGCGAATGGGCCGAGCGGGCCGGCGAATACGTGGGCTCGATCAAGCGGTTTTCCGAGCTGATGACGACGCGCAAGTTCGAGAAATGCCGGCTGACCGGGGGCGCTCGCGGCATCGCGGGCATCACCCTCAGACCCAAGCCCTACAGCCATGGCTACCCGTATCGGGACGACTAGGACGACTGGCGAGTGACGGATTTGACAGGTTTGCTGATTAACCCGCCTCGCGTGCGCGCGTACACGCAGGATAGGGAGATATCCGGGAAATCTGTCGCATCCGTCACTCGCCCCAACAAATGGAGCGAACGATGAACACGACGATCTTGGCCCTCGATCTGGGCACGAACACTGGGTGGGCGCTGCACCACCTGGACGGCAGCATCATCAGCGGCACGGAATGCTTCAAGCCGCAGCGATTCGAGGGCGGCGGGATGCGCTTCCTGCGATTCAAACGCTGGCTCAGCGAACTGTTGTCGGCAAGCCATTCCATCAACGCGGTGTACTTCGAAGAGGTGCGGCGACACGCTGGGGTCGATGCCGCACATGCCTACGGCGGTTTCATGGGCCACCTCACCGCCTGGTGCGAGCACCAGAACATCCCGTACCAGGGCGTCCCGGTCGGCACGATCAAGAAGCACGCGACCGGCAAAGGCAATGCCAGCAAGGACGAGATGATCGCGTCCGTCCAATCGCGTGGCCACGCCCCGAGCGACGACAACGAAGCCGATGCCCTGGCGCTCTTGCACTGGGCCATCGAAACGCAGGAGGTGTGACGTGAAGATTCCGGCACAGCAATACCGCTGCCCTCTCGGTCGCCTGCAACCGCAGACCGCCGACCTGGAAGCCATCAAGCAGACCGGCTGGCGGGACCAGCACATCCTCGTGGTGTCCGAGCAGGACGCGCGGTTGGATTTCGTCGAGCGCGAATTCGTGCGGCGGATTGGGGAACGCCTGTACGGAGGAAAACGTCATGGCTGAAAGGACGATGGACGACGTGGCGGCTCGGTTTGCCGAGGCGGCCGAGACGGGGCGGCGACTGCCACCAGTCAGGGTGCAGGGCTACTTCAACGTTTGGCCCGCCTTCGTGCGCAAGGAGTGGGAAGGCTTCGCCGACAAGGACTACGAGTACCGGCCACTCCCTCCAACCCCTGAGGCCATCGACCGGATGCTGGAAGCGATGCGCTGGGTGCAATGGCTGGAGGAGGAGCAGCGTCACCTGATCTGGATGCGTGCCAAGCAGTACGAGTGGCAGAAGATTGCTCGGCGCTTCGGGTGTTGCACCAAGACGGCCCAGCGGCGCTGGCAACGCGCCCTGCAGATCGTGGCCGACCGACTCAATGGCGTGTCCATGCCTGTCGGGGTTAGCAATATTGAGCAATATTGACAACGACTGGAGGCATTTGCGGAATGCTTCGGGCGGTTGCGGGTTTGGATGCGTTCAGGGGGTGTCCCATCCCGGGCCATTTTCACCTAGAGTGACGCCTATGATCTGGACAGCGGTGCGAGCTGTGAAGGTCTCACGAATCAAGAGGGGTCCTTCCTTCCCAAAATCCCATGCGGGGGGCGCGAGCGCGGCATTTCGCTAGCGTCAAACTGCAAACCGAGGTTTGCAGGGTTTGCAGGTTTGCACCCCAGTCCTACCGGCCCGCCACTGCGCGGGCCATTTAGTTTCTACCGCAGCAGCGACCCTCGCGGCCCGTGACGGGGCTTTCCTCCTTTCACCCGTCCGGGCCGCACCTTTTTTGGAAACCCGAACTGAACATGCTTAACGTCGAGTACCGCAAGGTCGAGACGCTGATCCCCTACGCCCGGAATCCGAGGACGCACACTGACGAGCAGGTGGCCAAGATCGCCGCCAGCATCGTCGAGTACGGCTGGACGAATCCGATCCTGGTGGACGGCGAGAACGGCATCATCGCCGGCCACGGTCGGCTGGCGGCCGCGCGCAAGTTGGAGCTGGCCGAGGTGCCGGTCATCGAACTGGCGCACCTGTCGCCTACCCAGAAGCGCGCCTACGTGATTTCCGACAACCGCCTGGCGCTCGACGCCGGGTGGGACGACGCGATGCTGGCGCTGGAACTGGCCGAGTTGTCCGAGGCAGGGTATGACCTCGCGCTCACCGGGTTCGACGATGCCGAGATCGAGCAGTTGCTCGCCACCGACGTCACAGTCGACGGCGAAGCCGGCAACGAGCAGGAGAGCGATGAGCCCGATGCGGCCGATGACGTGCCGGCCACCCCAGAAACGCCGGTCTCCCGGCCCGGTGACGTCTGGCAGCTGGGTGCGCATCGCGTCATCTGCGGCGACGCTGCCGACGCCGAGGTGGTCGCGGCCCTGATGGCTGGCGAGCAGGCGACGCTCTGCTTCACCTCGCCGCCCTACGGCAACCAGCGCGACTACACGAACACCATCATCGATTGGGACGCCCTGATGCGCGGCGTCTTCGCCCAGCTACCGATGGCCCCGACCAGTCAGGTGCTGGTCAATCTCGGGCTGATCCACCGCGAGCAGGAAGTCGTTCCGTACTGGGATGACTGGCTCGACTGGATGCGTAGCCAGGGCTGGCGGCGCTTCGCCTGGTATGTCTGGGATCAGGGGCCGGGACTACCCGGCGACTGGAACGGTCGGCTCGCGCCGGCCTTTGAATTCGTCTTCCACTTCAACCGGAAGGACAGCGAAGCGCGTCGTCCCAACAAGATTGTGCCTTGCATCTATGCCGGGCGCGACACCCATCTGCGCGGCGACGGCACCAGTGCCGGCGGCATGCGCAACAAGGATGGCAGCAAGACGGCATGGAACCACGTCGGCACCGTCACCCAGGATTTTCGCATTCCCGACTCGGTGATCCGCATCATGCGGCACAAGGGCAAGATCGGGCAGGACATCGATCACCCGGCCGTATTTCCGGTGGCGCTGCCCCAGTTCGTGCTGGAGTCCTACAGCGACGAGGGCGAGATCGTGTTCGAGCCGTTCTGCGGCTCGGGCACGACCATCCTCGCCGCCCAGCGTATCGGGCGAGTGGCCCGGGCGACGGAGATCGCCCCCGAGTACGTCGACGTGACGGTCAAACGCTTCCGGCAGAACTTCCCCGATGTGCCGGTGACCCTGGTGGCCACCGGGCAGACCTTCGAGGAAGTCGCCGCCGAACGATTGGGAGCGCGGGCATGAGCATCTCCTGGCTCGCCGACAAGATCGAGCAGTGGCCGACCGACCGGCTCGTGCCCTATGCCCGGAACGCCCGTACTCATTCCGAATCGCAGGTGGCGCAGATCGCAGCGTCGATTGCGGAATTCGGATTCACCAATCCCATCCTCGCGGGCAGTGACGGCGTGATCGTTGCCGGGCATGGACGACTGGCCGCCGCTCAGAAGCTTGGCATCGAAACGGTACCGGTGGTGGTGCTCGACCACCTGACCCCAACCCAGCGCCGGGCGCTGGTGATCGCGGACAACCGGATCGCCGAGAACGCAGGGTGGGACGAGGCGATGCTGCAGGTGGAATTGACCGCTCTGCAGGATGACGATTTCGATCTGACCCTGACTGGCTTCGACGCCGATGCCTTGGCCGATCTGCTCGCTGGCGGCGAGACGACCACCGAGGGGCAGACCGACGAGGACGCCGCCCCCGAAGTGCCGGAGATGCCGGTGTCCCGCCCGGGTGATGTCTGGGTCTGCGGCGAGCACCGTGTGCTCTGCGGCGATGCAACCGACCCCGATGCCTACGCCACGGTGCTGGGCGACGAATTGGCCGGCATGGTTTTCACCGACCCGCCCTACAACGTGAACTACGCCAACAGCGCCAAGGACAAGATGCGCGGTAAGAACCGCGCGATCCTGAACGACAACTTGGGCGATGGCTTCTATGACTTCCTGCTGGCCGCGTTGACGCCAGCCCTGGCGCACTGCCGGGGTGGTATTTACGTGGCGATGTCGTCCAGCGAACTCGACACCCTGCAGTCAGCCTTCCGTGCCGCCGGCGGCCATTGGTCGACGTTCGTCATCTGGGCCAAGAACACTTTCACCCTGGGCCGCGCCGACTACCAGCGCCAGTACGAGCCCATCCTCTACGGCTGGCCGGAAGGTGGCGAGCGCCACTGGTGCGGCGACCGCGACCAGGGCGACGTATGGCAGATCAAGAAACCGCAGAAGAACGATCTGCACCCGACCATGAAACCGGTGGAACTGGTGGAACGGGCAATCCGCAATTCCAGCCGCCCGGGCGACGTGGTACTCGACCCGTTCGGTGGATCCGGCAGCACGATGATTGCCGCTGAGAAGTCGGGGCGGCGGGCGCGGCTCATCGAGCTGGACCCGAAGTACGTGGATGTGATCGTGCGCCGCTGGCAGGATTTCAGCGGCGGTCAGGCTACCCGTCAATCAGACGGCATGGTGTTTGACGAGATGTCGGTGGGGAACAATTGACGACGGGGACCGAAGTCCCCGCCGGCTTTTCTTTGGTTACAAGGCTAAAGCGGCCTCGGCATAGGCCTTAAGCGGCCAGTGCGAAACGCTCATCGTTGGCGTTTGTGGATTTGCGCGAATTACGTTCGTCGCCTTTCGGGTTGCCTGCGCACCTTTGCCCGCCCTGTCGAAACCAGTGCACCCCCACCTAAGAACACCCCGATGCCCTTAGGTGGAGGTGAGGGGAATCGAACCCCTGTCCAGAACGCCTCCAGATTGCCGGAGTTACAACCATGCAGCGATTATGAGGGCATCGAGCACGATTTTCAAGGGATTGGTAGACAACGTGTCAGGCAGCAAGGTCTTCCTCGACGATTTCGCAGTGAATCACAAAGCCCGTCAGGTAGGGCAGACCCTTGGGGATGCCGTACTCCTTGCTGGTCTGGCGGCCAATCGTCCAATCCATCCACCGAGTCACTGCGGCGTCGATGGCCTGCTTGATGTCGTGGCCCCGGAGCAT